AGCAGTTGACCGTAGTACGACCCCTCTACCGCAGCGGTAAACGAGCATTCAAACTCTTGAAGGTACTTATCGTCCCCCATTTCGACCCGAGCCGCCTTTAATTCGGTCTCGCTCAATACTTGCGTTTGGGAGGCTTTGAACTCCAATAACCCCCAACCGTCCTCTGTTTCTGCCCGATCTCTGAGGTCTTTAAAGTGATTGTGGCCCTTCGGAGTGCCGATAAACAAGCACCACCCTAATCTGTCAGCCAATGCAGGACGAATAATGTCAGTCCAAATCTTTGGGTTTTGGTCGCCAATCTCGTCAAGAATCACCCCATCGAAATACTGTCCGCGCAGTGAATCGGGGTTATCTGACCCATATAGCTGAATCCTACGGTTCCAAAAGTCTACCCGCAGTTCAGATATGTTCTCTGTACCGCCTAACGGTCTTGCATACTTCGTGAGGTAGTCCCATGCCACCCGCTTTGCTTGCCCATAGGTCGGAGCAATGTAAGCGTAACGGGGGGCTTCCTTTTGGTTGCTCACCGCATCTTTAATCAGATGGTTGATTGCGCTGACCGTCTTTCCCATCCTTCGATGAGCCACCACCACCCCGAACCGTTTAGCGTCTAGCAGAGTGTGAATCTGCAATTGCTCTTTTCTCGGGCTATACGGGATTACGATGGAACGCTCGGGGGTGCCCATCTTATGACCAATTCTGCGCCATCTGCGCCAGTTATTTCATTTACTGAGGTTTCTTTCCATCCGGCCCTTGTTTTCAGCCAAAAGATTGCAGCGGTAGTGTTCCCGTTCTTTGCTTGCTCATATAGCGTTTTGCCAATACTCGCGTTTGCATCGATGCGCCCATCGGCTAAATCTTTGCTGTAATACTTTTGAAGAGTATCCGTGTTGATCTCCAGCTTGCCAGCAATGTCCTCAAAGCGTATGCCCACTGCACTCAATGTCCGCGCCAGTTTCCGAGTTTCCTCAGTTGGAATGTGTTGTTTTCCCTGCATGATTACACCGTTTCTAATTCCGAAGGTTCGGTGTGAGCATTTACTAACTTAGCTTTTTTGCCCGTGAAGTCTTCCCACCGCTTTACGATTACATCGCAATACTTGGGGTCTAATTCCATTACTCTAGCTTTTCTATTGTGCTTTTCACACGCGATCATTGTTGTTCCTGTTCCACCAAAACAATCAGCAATTATTGATTCTTTTTGAGTAAAGTTAGTAATTGCCCACTCAGGAAAATCAACTGGAAATGTAGCCGCATGAACTTTTGAGAATTCATTATTGCGGTTTGGTTTACCTTCATAGACATTCTTAACCGTGCCTCTAAAATCTGAAACAGGAATTGCTCTACTTGGATTTTCTGTTTGAGCCAAAAAAATAACATATTCAAAACAAGAATTCATTACATTTGCTGCCATTGCTGGTGCGCCATGTCCTTTGTTCCATATAGCAACATCTACAAAATGATTCTTATATGTATGTAAATATTCGAGAAAAGCTATTTTGTTACCAGCTAATTGTTGAATGTTGATGGCCATACATTTTGTGTTCCACATCCAAGCATTTGTAAATCCACATAAAAAATCTAAATAATCATCTTGTGGTTTGTCATCCCTGTATGTTGCATATTTGTTATCTGTCGTGTGTGTATTTCCCGACAAAGATTCAGATTTTCCGGCATTATACGGCGGAGACGTAAACATAAAATCCGCTTCTTCACCATCTAAGAGCAATTCTACAGCATCGATGCTGGTCGAATCGCCACACATCAATCGATGCTTGCCCAATTGATAAATGTCGCCCAGCTTGGTCTTTGGTTCTTCCGGCACATCGGGAACAGCATCTTCATCTGTCAACCCTTCCACTTCTTCGGTTAAGAAGTCTGCCAGTTCCTTGTCACTGAATCCGGTCAGTTCAAGATCAAAATTTAGGTCTTTGAGTTCTTTCAACTCTTCTGCCAGCAGATCAATATCCCATCCGGCGTTTAGGGCCAGCTTGTTGTCTGCCAATATGTAGGCCCGTTTCTGCGCCTCAGATAGCCCCGTTAACTCAATGACGGGTACTTCTGTGTTTCCCAACTTTCGAGCCGCTGCAAGCCTTCCATGCCCCGCAATGATGCCATTGTCACCATCCACAAGAATAGGGTTTGTCCACCCAAACTCTTTTATGCTTGCCGCAATTTGGGCGACTTGCTCGTCAGAATGAGTCCTCGCGTTTCTAGCGTAAGGAATCAGATCGGCTATTTGTCGCCATTCAAGTTTTCGCTCCATCACTTCCTTTCGGTTTGGTGATTGTTACAGTTTGTCACCACTTGACCTTATTGGCCCAATATGCCGCACTCATCTTGCCTTTTGCAATGTTCTCAGAATGTCGGGCTTTGAATGCTTCGTTTCTCTTTGAGCCATCCGGAGAACCCTTTACCCCTTGCTGACCGAATCGAATCAGCTTCACATCATCCCCACTCTTTGCCAGCACCGCATGACTCTTAGTAGGGTGTGATGGGGTCTTCTTTGGGGCGTTGTACCCCGCGAAGGTCTCTTTGCCGCGCTTAATCATTTCTTTGCGGTTTTAGCAGCAGCCTTGAATGCAGCCGCAGTGGGCGCACCCTTTGAGCCGACTTTTCTCATGCGCTCGGGGGTCTTGCCAGCAGCCTTTTGCTTTTCAATGCGTTCGCGTTTGGCCCAAATGTTGGAATAAAGTCCCTTCATTTCATCCTCTTACGCATTACCTTTGCTGCCTCACTCAGACTAATCGCAATGGCTTGTTTGGGGTTTTTCACGACCTTGCCACCCTTGCCGGAGTGCAGTTCGCCAGCTTTGTACTCCGACATTACCTTGCCGACCTTCTTTTGTCCGGCAGGGGTCATCTTCATTTTCATCATGATTCTTCGCCTTCCATTTCATCAGTAATGGGGCCACCGACAATCCATGCCGAGCAAGTGCGCTTTGATGCACATTTGAAGTGAAACAACTCACAATAACCTAAGTCGCCAGCATCAATCACATCCCATGCGTCCGAGTCTTCACCCATGCCCTTATCGATGCAGTCCAGCATCTTAGAGGTCTGAATGAATGCCGCGCAGTTACCGCAAGTGGATTTCTTTGCTTGAGAAGCTGACAACCGCCAACCCTCTGCCAGCTTGCGCCAATAGTCGTTATTGGGTTCGTTGGGGTTCATTGGGCCATACATCGCTTTGTCGATGGCCTTTTGGCGACACTTTAGGTTTTCTTCAATGTCTTGTGTGGCAACGGGACAAGAATCGCCTTCTTCTTCCATTGCTTTGCTTTGTTTGATCTCGATGCTGATTTCAGCAGCGGGTGCTAGAAGTCCGGTCATACAAACCCTTTAAAAAAGAGGGGCCGAAGCCCCGGCCTCAGACTGTTCACTTGTGGGAGGAAACACCACCAGCATCGGTTAATCATATTCTAGCGGAATTCCAATGTCTCTAGGCCATAGGTCTAGCATCGTCATCGTGAAAACCGTCTTTTTGTGAGCCTCAATCCACATCCGCTTTCTTTCTTCTTTGGAGAGGTGATTTCCTTGATCTAGTTCTTGATGGCAGTCTTGACAGAGTGCCGCTGTGTATATGTCGGATGCTTTGATGCCCCGACCCTTACCATGTTCTGACCAATTGGAATGCGCCGCTTGTACCGTCCCGTCCCGTCCGCAGTGCTGACAGAGCAAAGATGCCACATTCTTGAGGTGGGTCTTGCTGCGATAGTAGTTGTACTTAGGAAACATCAAGCCCATGTGTATCCTTTGGGGTGTTGGTGTCTCCCATGCGGCAGGGTAGGTAGCAACTGAATAAAAGCACCACGGGGCCAAGCCGTTTACACCAACAAAATTAGTTTACATCAATTTCCTTTTGTGCGGCCCATGCCATTAGCCACTCAATAAACTCTGACCCGTCTTCAATTGAGAACTTGTGAGACTGCAGCCCCAACTGCACGACCCGTTCGCCATCAAGTGAGGGGGCCACCTTTCCAATCTTGCGATTTGTCTCATGCGCCCATTGGTCTATTAATAATCGCTTCCAATCGTCCGCAGTCCATTTAGAACCTACAGCCTTCATCGCAATATGTATCTTGTGAATAATCCCGTGAAACATATCGTTCTGTTCTGCACTGCGCCGAGATTGCTTTACCTCAATCCTTAATTTCTGCCCCGCCATCAATGTGGCTTTGATCTGAGGCCACAAGTCTTTTAATACTGCGTGTCCTTGTTGTGGGTTATATAAAGTGAAATTCATATTTCCATCACCATAATATCTATTCCCTCTGTTGCGGAATAAACCTTTGTTAAATTTAAATCCACCACTTGTTTGTCATCAAGATACACGATGCCATTCATACCATCCAATACCGCCTTAACGATGTTGTCAATGTCGGGCTTTTTGGTTGGGCGTTCGGCCCCTTCAATACAAGCCTTTTGGCGCGTTTTTGAGTATGATGGCGGTATGGGTATTCGGATGTGCAAATAAGCCGCTACAGCCCCGTTTAAAGGGCTTGTAGACCCCATCGCTTGCTTGGCATAGGTTTGGATTGATTTCTC